AGTCGAGCGCGCCGGCGCCGGCGGACGCGGAAGACACCAGCGGGGAGGCGTCCATCGCTGACGCTCCCGATGACGCGGTGGAGCTCGAGGAAGACGGCGGCGCCGTCCAGACCCTGAGCTGGGCAGAGGCGCTGGAGCGGGTCCCGCCTGACATCCGCCGGTTGATGAGGCAGATGCAGGGGGACTACACCCGCAAGACGCAGCAGCTGGCGGAGCAGCGCCGGGACCTGCTGCGGGAGCGTGAAGCGCTGCTCAAGGGCTCACAGTCCATCAAGGCCCCGGAAGAGCTTCCGGAGTATGACCCCTTCAATGAGCAGTCCATCCAGGCGCGCATTGAAGCGGAGGTTGCGCGCCGGCTGCGGGATGTCCTGGACCCAATGGAGCAGGAATACAACGTCATGCGGGCTGAGGACAGCTACCGCAGCTTCCTGGCGGAGCACCCTGACCTGGAGACAGACCAGCCGTTGCGGGACGCTGTCCAGGAGCTGCTGGAGCAGAATGACCAGCTTGACCTGGAGACGGCCTATTGGGCGGCGCGGGGCCGGCGCGCTCGAGCGGAAGCAGCCCAGGAGCAGAACAGCCGCAGCGCGCGCAAGCGGGCGGAGCGCCAGGCGGCGATGCGCGGGACGGGCTCCAGCGTCCGCAGCTCGAGCACCGCCAGGCCGTCCCGTCAGGAGCTCCGCTCAATGTCCGCCGCTGACATCTACCGGCTGGCGGAGTCCATGCACAAGTCTTGACAGCGCCGGCGCCGTGATGTAGTTCCATGTTGCTGGGCACCCGTTCAGGCCCCGGCGCGCGGCACTCCATACGGAACACGCCAGAATCCAGCGTAAACCGTAAACCCTTCAGAAAAGGGAGTGCCCGTAATGCCCACGAACTCCATTCTGTCGACCACCCTGCAGCTGCTGCGGGACAAGTTGGTCGACAACTCCTATCTGGCCCATCCCCTCATCCGCGCGATTGAGGAGCACGGCAACCTCATCAAGGTCAGCGGCGGCGCGCGGGTTGAGCAGCCCGTCATCTTCGGTGACCACAGCACCATCACGGAGCTGTCCAACGGCTTCGAGCCCGTCAGCATGGCGGTCACGGACCCGTTCAACTCGGCCAAGTTCGAGTACGCCAACTTCACCCAGCCCATCGTCCTGAGCGCGGTGGAGAAGGCGGCGAACAAGGGCGACCTGGCGGTGGTCAACATCCTCGAGAGCAAGATGAAGAACGTCATGCTCTCCCTGAAGAAGGAAGTCTCGAAGCAGATCATCCGCGGAGACTCGAGCGTCCTGAGCTCCCTGGAGACGCTGAACGGCATGGGCACCGCTACCGTGCCGGTGAACACTACCGGCTGGTTCCAGCGCGCCGCCTTCGGCTCGCAGGCCACCAACACCGTCGGCGGTCTGAGCAAGAGCACCTTCGCTGCTCAGAACTGGCAGAACCAGGTCTTCAACAGCGCCGGCACCCTGGCGCTGTCTCACCTGGATGAGCTGATGATCAACGCTCAGATTTTCAACCCCAGCGGCGCGTTCCCGGACATCCTGCTGCTGTCCCCGGCCTGCTACAGCGCCTTCATGGGCCTGCAGCAGTCCGCTGTGCGCTACGTCAGCCGCGGTGACCAGAAGTCGCTGGACGCGGACATGGTTGGCGAGTGGCGCGGCGCGCGCATCTACATTGAGCCGCAGCTGGGCTACACCACCGCCGCCGGCGATGTCGTCAGCGGGTACGCCCTCAGCTCGGACCAGTTCCAGCTGTACGCGGACACGGATGGGTTCTTCCAGGTCTCCGAGATGCTGCCGGTCCCCGGCACCGCCACGGAGGCGGCGATGGTGTTCAACCGGATGCAGCTGGTGACTGGCCACCTCGCCTCTCACGGCGTCCTCTTCAACGCGGAGGCCTAATCATGGCTACCTCTACCCTCATCCAGTTCCTGGCGTCCGGTGAGGCCGGCGCCACCAGCAACCGCCGCCAGGTGGAGTCGTTCATCGCGGGCGGCAACATCGGCGCCGGCGACTGGGTCCAGTTCGACACCGGCGCCACCGGCGCGGACCGCGTGCTCAAGGTCATCCAGGGGACCGCGGCCTTTGCCACCGGCAACCCGCTCATCTGTGGCGTGGCCATCGCCGCCGCCACCACCGGCCAGCGGGTGGACGTCGTCGTCGCGGGCTACGCCGAGGGCGCCAACGTCGCCGCCGCCGTCAACGCCGCCGGCATCGCGCTGGTGGTGGACAACACCGCCGCCGGCCGTGCTGTCGCGATTGCTGCCGCTGATACTGCTCCCGCCTGCGGTGTGAGCCTTGAGGCTGCTGCCGCTGGGAACACCTGCGACGTGTGGGTCTTCAAGCAGTTCTGAGCTTGTCCCGGCGGCGTGGATGGGGGACTTCTCTCCCCCCCTGAAGCGCCGGCGGGGCCTTGCCTTGCCTTAGAGGAGGTTGCCGGTGAACCTATCGGACCTGATTGATTTCGCCGGTAACCTCTTAGATTACGACCCGGTCAATGACACGTACCGGGACCAGCTCGTCAGCCTGCTGAACGATAGCCAGGCGCGGCTGATGACAGACCGTCACTGGTCCTTTGCTCAGAAAGAGCGGGAGCTGAAGGTCTACACAGACCAGGAGCTCCAGGTCACGCTGACGAACGGCAGCGCGCTCGTCACGGGTACTGGTTTCCCGTTCAGTACAAGCGACGTGCTACCCGGCGCGGACACGGAGCTGGCGCGCTTCACTGTGACGTACACAGCCGGCGGCGTCACCACCACGGAAACCTTCCAGGTGCGCTACGTCGCCAGCGCCACCCAGCTGTACCTGGACCGCGCCTGGACCGGCCCCACCAACCCATACACGGCGCTGTTGCAGCGCCGGGAAGTCTACCTCCCCGCGGACGCCACCAACGTCATCAACGTGGGTGACCCCGCCCAGGGCATCCCGCGCAAGTCCCTGTTCTTGTCCAAGTGGGAACGGGATGATGTGGAGCTGGACCCGTCGCTCCTGGGCACTGTAGAGGCTTACCTACCAAGCTCGAGCTGGAGAGTCCCCGCGCCGGCGTCCCCTGGCGTGGTGACAACCGTAGCCGCTGCAGGACAGGGGACCCGGACCATCAACCTGTACATGGTCAATGTGATGGGTCCGCGGTCGCAGAACTTCAGCCTGTACCGCCCAGATGTCAGCGCCGGCTTTGAGTCATCGCTGTCCAAGGTCGCCAGCTACAGCCTGACACCCACCCAGACCCTGTGGTTGACCCCAGAGAGCCTGGACCGGGAGACAGGGCTGTACCGCCGCTTCTACTTCACGTGTCCAGAAGCCGGCATCCTGGCGCCGGTCCGCGTCCGCCACACGGACCCAGGTGTGGGGCCGGCGGTGGGGACGGACACCCTGCACCCCAACAACCTGCAGACCATCATCCCAGACTTCAGCCTGGCGACGTTGACCACGCAGGCCTTCCAGTCCCGCGCCATCCGCTACCGCTTCCACCAGTCCGCAGCGTATCGCGCGATTGAGTTCTACCCCCATCCGTCCGCTGACCAGGACATGACAGTGCGGACCGTGGTAGCGCCAGACCGGATGATGGAAGACCAAGACAGCCCGCTCATCCCCGCGGACTATGCCCAGGTCATCGCGTACGCGGCGCTGGAGCAGCTGACGCTGAAGGTGGACAATCCTGCATTATCGCAGGTCTATGAACGCAAGAAAAACATGCTCTTACGCGGCATGGAGGGGCGTTACCTGGGTGAAGTCCCGCGGCGGCTCATCAAGGGCAACCCCACCGCCGGCTGGCGGTTCGTCACCAACCCGTTCGGCAAGCTGACGTTCACGCCATGAAGCAGGACGTCTACGAAGTACCGCGCGCCGGCGGCGTTGAAACCAGGCTCCCCCAACAGCCTGAAAACGCTTCCCGTGCTGAGAACCTGCGGCATGACAAGAAGACCGGCGGGTGGTCAACGCGCCTCGGGTATGAGAAGTACTACCCCAACGTCACCACCTGGTCCCCGTTCAACAGCACCATCACCGGCGCCATTGACATGGGGCCGGTCTACTCGTTGCACGTCGCTCAAATGTTGGGCGGCGGAGCTCGTCAGCACACCCTCTTTGAGGCTGATGGGGCGCTGTACCTGCTGTATGAAGCCGCCGGCGTCCCCACCATCCTGCAGACCCTGGCGACCGGGCGACACGTCCCCACGCCCACAGAAGCCGCCAGCTGGTTCACAGACACCCCGTATGGCGTGGTGGTCACCAATGGGGTGGACCGCCCCGTCCTGGTCAACCCATGGCCGCTGGGTCAGCAGGGCGCTGGACAGTACGCCAGCTCCACCATCAGCAGCTGCATCCGGGACTTCGGCTTCACCTCGAGCCCGCCGCCGGTGGACCCCCACCGCAACGTGGCCTTCCAGGCGGCAAGCCCCATCACGGCTGACTACACCAGCGCCGCCGCCGGCGCGTCTACCACCATCACCTGCTTCAGCGATACCCGCGCCATCGCTGACGGGGGCCGCTGGGGGCTTGGTTTTGCAACCAACAGCGGCGCCGACTTTGCCAAAGAAGCGCTGTTTGGGTGGTCCTGCTCTTTCATCACCGACACCGGGTCGGAGGGGCCGCTATCGGCGCTGTCCACCACCACGTGGGAGCTCCCCGGCAACGCCGCCGGCTTCCGCCATGCTATCGCGCTGGACATCCCCACCGGCCCCCCGGGGACGGTCGCGCGGCGCATCTACCGCACTACCAACTTCAGCGATGACTACACGGCGCCGGGTGACACCACGCTGTACTTCATTGACGATGTCCGCAACAACGTTGAAGAGGTCTTCATTGACTGCGTCAGGACCGCGGCGCTGGGGGCTGCAGCCCCAACCGTCCCCACCGGTCCGCTGCCGGCGCCGGCGGCGCGCTTCAGCACTCTCTTCAAGGGGTGTCTCTTCCTGGATGGCGGCATCTCAGACCAGCGGACGCTCTACTACAGCGCGCCGGGGCTGATTGAGCAGTTTGACGCCGCCGCCTTTATCGAGCTGTCCAGTCAAGGCGGCGGCATCACCGCCCTGTATGGCAACTACACCAACCTGGTCATCTTCCGTGAAGAGTCCATTGACGTGGTCAGCGGGGACTACGCCGCCGGCTTCCAGGTGACCACGCTGACGAACTCCATCACCTGCCGCGCGCCGCACTCCATCAAGGCCATCCCCGGCCTGGGCGTGGTGTTCCTGGCGCTTGATGGAGTCTACGCCATCACCGGCGGGCTCGAGGGCGGCGCCATCAATGACCTGGTCAAGCTGACGCTGACGCAGGACGAGCTGGTGGAGCGCATTACCCTGGACTGTCATCCCAAGTCCGTGGCCTGCTACAGCGCTGAAGCGCGGGAGTATCACCTGTATGTCCCGTACGACGGCAACGACAGACCCAACAAAGGCCTGGTGCTCCACATTGACCGGATAGGTCAAGGCGACTTGTCTCCCTGGTCAACTCGGGACGGCTTCCCTATCGGCGCTGTAGCCACGCGATATGACGGCTCCATCATCTTTGGGCACAACACCGGCTGTCAGGACGGCGCCGGCGATGGGGTGAACCGAGGCCTCTTCGTCATCAGCGGCAAGCGCGCCATGGGCTACAGCTACGATGCCGGCAGTCAAAGCCTGGTGGTCAACGGACCGCCCACCAGCGTGTACCGGTCCGCGTGGTTTGACTTCGGGGACGCCCAAGTCAAGAAGCAGGTGTCCTACGTCACCCTCTGGGTGATGACGACGGGTGAGCCCACCATCACCTTGCGTCACTACAAGGACTTCAGCCTGCGGGTCACTGCAGAGCGCACTTACAAGGCGCAACCACCGGACCAGGCAGACCTGCCGGTCTTTGATACCGTGACGCTGAACGCCGGCGCCATCTATGAGGACCACCGCCTGGTCCCGCTGCGGTTCAGCGTAGCCCAGCAGTCCTGCAGCTGGTTCAGCTTCGAGTTCACCACTACTGATGACCTCATCTTCATTGGGTATGAGCTCGAGTACACGACGAAGGGCACACGCGTTGTCATGGGGAAGCGAGCGTGAAGAAGTGGACCCAGCGCGAGCTCCGCGCCGGCGGCGTGGTTGACCCCAGCGCCGTGAATGACGAGCTGCGTGCCCAGCAGTCCAGCATGACCACGCTGGACAGAGAGCAGCTGTCCGCGGATTGGGTCAACGAAACCCATCTGGCGGACTACGCCATCATCCGCGGGTACTTTGACGCGCGCTATCCATCCACCAACTATGGGGAGCAGACCATCCAGTCTGACGCCGCGGTGACCCCGTCCAACGGCTTCCTCTCCATCATCCCGCGCCTGGACCCGGGCAGCTGGTTCGACATCAACGAAACCAGCGGCGCCATCACCCTGTCAGGCTTCAAGGGCGGCAACCTCTTCGCTGAATGGTCCGGCAACGCGCTGGTCTTCCCGCCCTTTGCAGCCACCCAGAAGATTGAGTTCCCCCAAAACCCCAAATACCTGGGCTTGCGCATCCTGGTGAACAACAGCCTACTGGTTGAGCGCCGGGGACCCGCCTACCATGAGCACTTCCGCATCTTCGGCGCCGGCAACTTCCCGGCGGGTGACCTCGAGCTCCGCTTACAAGCCAAAGTCACCAGCGTGGGTCCAGATGACCCGCTGGTGATTCTCCCCGGCGGGACGCAACAGGTTCCCCAGGCGCACCTCTACAGCAACAAATACTGCGTCCTGGGAAGGTTCAGATGAGCCGTATCAACCGCCCACCAGTTCTGGACGGCGATGCCATTAGCGCGTCAGACCTGAACGATAGATATGCGGACTACACGCAGACGGACATCAACGAGTTCAACACGCGTGATGCCGCGGTTGACCTTCCGCAGTTTGAACGCGACAACAACCGCGGCTTCCTGGCGAAAGTTGGAACCAGCGTTCTAATTGGGAAGCAGGACTTCTACCACGCCGCGCCGGTGACCCTGAACGGCATGGGGACCGCCCCCAGCGCCGCCTATGTCATCGGGGACGGCGTATCGGATACCGTCCTGGGTCCGCTGGGGGCCGGCCTGGCGGTGGTTGATGACACCAACATCCTGCGGGTCTACTGGTCCCTGAACGTCCGCCCGCAGTTCACCGGGACCCCATGGACCACCTCTTCAACGCCGTCCGCGGAGTATCAGGTCCCCCACACCAGCGCCGGCAGTACTGGCGTAGCCACAAACGCCACTTGCTGGGCGCTCTATCTTCAATGGGATGTCACCAGCGCCGCGTTGACGAACTGGACTGAAGTCCCCTATCAAGGCGACTTCACCGCTAACCCCACCGGGACGATCCGCGGCAGTCTGCTGGAAAACACCGCCGCCACCAGCGTGGTCCCGGCCTGGACCACGCGACATGACGCGGTAGACCGGGAAGCGACGGGGGCGGAAGTCGCTAACCCTATCGGCTGGCGCGGCGTCAGCGGCCACTACTTCTATACAACGGCGATGGGCGCCAGCGTTACCGTGTACGGGCTCCGCCTGGTGGTCAAGGGACCCATGCACCCGTTCAACTTCAACGGGCGCAATTACCTGGTCCAACAGCCTGACATTGTGGACGGGGGCAACATCACGCTCCAGCATACTGTGGGGCGCCTGGGCTTCATCATCAACAAGGTGAAGTGATGGCCTACTCTCCCCCCAACACCTTCGCGCCGGCTACCACGCTCACCGCGGCGGACATCGAAGGCAACAATGAGGCGCTGCGGGTCTACCTGCATGGGGCCATCCCCGCCGCCGACTTCGAGGCGAAGAGCTGGATGCAGACCAGGCACATCCAGCCGCCGGTCTACAGTCCCTTCGAGGGGCTCCAGCATGGCGTCAGCGGCCACCAGGGCGGTCAATGGTCTGGCGGCACTACTGTCAGGCTGACCTTCCTGTCCAAGTACTTGACCGGCGGCGGCGTTGATCAGAATCGAGTCTGGCAACGCATCCCCAACACCAGCTTCAGCGTCCAGCTGCGGCACCCGGCCTTTTGCCTGTTCCACTATTGGTATGAAGTCGAGGTTGGGCCAGACCGGTCCGACAACGCAGGACAGGACCCCACCGCAGAACGCCAAATCTGGGTGGGTCCGTATGTGGGGCTAAACCCCATTCAGGATGCGCTGATGCCGCTGTCACTGCAGCAGGAAGCCGGTAACAACCTGGGGACGCTGCGCACTGACCCGGTAGGCGCGGCGCTCCCGTACACGGTAGCGTCAGGCTACGCCCAACGGGACGGCACCATGCTCATCGAAGGCACCGGCCCCAACGCTACGCTCCCCACCGGCGTGGGTGAGTTCACCATAGGCCTATGCGGTTACAGCACTGTGGACCGCGCCGCCATCGTCAACTGGTCTGTCTGTCTGGAGACTTTTTACATTTAGGAGCGCCGTATGGCCATCGGACCCGCCGCCGCCGGCTTCCTGGCGAGCACCGCCGGCAAATCATTGGCAGCTGGAAGCGCGCTTGGGGCGGCTTCTGGACTTGCTACGGGGATCGGCAACATCGCCGCGGCGCGCGCCATGCGGCTGACGGATGAAGAGCAGGCGGAACTTGCGGAGCTCGAGCGCCGGCGCGCGGCTGGTGAGTTGGGGCTGACGGAAGCGCAAGCGGCGCGGCTGGAGCAGCAGTACCTGATGCAGCAGGGCGGTGTCCGCCGCCAGCAGCAGGCCACGGCGCTGCAGCAAGCCGCCGCCGCCGGCCCCGTCAGCGGGCGGGACGTGTTCCTGCGGGAGCAGGCGCGCGGGGCTGGTGAAGCCCAGATGCTCCAGCAGCAGAACCTGATGCGCGCGCAAGCGGACGCCGCCGCCGCCGCTCAACAAGAGCAGCGGCTGCAGCAGCTGCGAGCCCAGGAGAAGGAAGTCAAGGCGGCGATGCGCAGCGCGGTCGCCGGGACGGTTGCCGGTGTCCTGGGGGCGCCGGTGGAGCAGCTGCAGACGTACGGGCTGCTGTCCGCTACCGGGAAGATCAGCCCGTACGCGGCGCTGTCAGAGGGTCAGATTCTGGCGACGGCGCTGGGTGACGAAGAAGATGAGCTTCTAAACATTGGGGGGCTGTGATGGCGCCGCGTTCCCAGCAGTATCTGTACAGCTACATGGCGGGGCTGGCGCTGCCGGCGCTGTACGAGCAGGTCAAGAGTGACTTCGCTGACCTCGAGCAACGCCGGGACTACCTGGATGGGCTCATCGCCCACGAACTGGCGACGGTTAACGAGCTGGAGCGCACTTTTGCCGCGGCGCCGGCGGACACTGTGGCGCTGCAGGCTTACATGGAGCGCCTTGACGCCGCTGGGGTCCAGGCAGACACCATCCTGGCGGCGCAAGCGGGCACCATCCCCGCCGGCGCCGCCAGAGAGTTCAAGGCGGCGCTGGTCAACCCACAGACGCGCCGCGGCATTGAACAGGCGCTTGAGCGGGGGGAAGGCCCCGGCGGCCAGCGGCTGACGCGCGCGCAATTTGACAGCTACATCAACCTGTATGAGCAGACCACGGCGGGGCTCCCCGGCGGGGACCAGGCCGCGGCCTTCCGCCGCGCGAATGAACTTCGCGGCATCCGGGAGGGGTACGCCAGCTCTGGCGCGGTCCCGTACGCCGGCACCGGGCTCCCGGCGGAGCTCCAGCGCGAAATGGGGGAGCTGGAGCAGGCGGCGCGCCTTTTCCGCCAGCAGGCCCCGGGCGGCATCCGGGGCGGGGACGCTGGCCAGCTCGAGGTCACCCGCCGGCGCAACGCCCCCGCGCCCGAAAACACCGGCTTCCGCACTGAGGACGATGCGTTCAACGCAGCGCTTGCGGCCTTGTCTGACGGCGCCATGACGGTTGAGGACTTCGACGGCAACCAGGCGGCGCTGGAGCTGGCGCAGCAGGTCTATGCGCGAGCTCGCGACCTGCAGGCCTATCAGAATGACCAGCGCGCCAACTTTGAGGACTCCATGTTGCGCGCGCGCCAGCGGCTGCAGCAGCTCGAGGCGCAAGCCCAGCAGCTGGCGGCGCCGGCGGGGATGTCGAGGGAGCAGGAACTGGCGCGGAAGCAGGCAGAGGCGCTGGGGTACGACTTCAGCAAGCCGTACGTCCGCCACCAGAAGAGCCGGTACTACTCCAACCTGGTGCGCGGGGATGAGCTGTACAACGCAGCGCTGGAAGCGTCCCGGCGCCTGGCGGCGGAAGACCCGGACCGCTACACCACCCCCCAGGGCATGGGCAGCGTGGTTCTACCCACCAACCGCGCCCAGACCCTGGCGCGGGACTACGTTGCCCAGCGATGGGCCGGCGGTGACCAGGGGCTGGACTTCCGCCAGCTGGAGCGGGAGATGGGCAAGGTGCTCAAGGATGAGCAGCTGCAGGATGCGCTCTCCTTTGCTTTTGCGTTCCACAAGGGCCTGCGTCAGAACGTCACCAACCCGACAGATGCAGAGCGCCAGATGGAAGCCCAGCGCGCCCAGAAGGCCGCTCAGGAGCGGCGCCGGCTGGCCTATGTCGAGGCGCAAGCGGCGGCAGATCGCGAGCGCTCCACCCTGGTCAAGATGGAGCAGCAGCAAGCCGCCGCGGCTACGGACAGCCGGGAAGCGGTGGACGCGCGCGCCAAAGCCACCCAGCAGGTCTACACCCGCTTGCGCGCCGCCGGCCTCGAGCCTGCCGCCATCGCCGGCGCCCTGGATACGGCCTTCTCAGACCTGACCATGCCGGGCCTGGATGACGACACCCGCCGGCAACGCCTGCGGGACGCCGGCTTCACGGACCGGGAGATTGACGTGTCGCTCCCTGAGATGTTTGCTCCCCAGCTGCGTCAGCGGGTCCGGGACGCCAGCCCCCAGGAGGCCAAGGAGCTGGCGATGGTCCCGGCGTTCCAGCGGTACGTCTACGCCGGCCCCGCAGCCCCTGGGGGGCTCGAGGGCGCGCCGGCGGTGGAGCCTGGCGCCTTCATGCTGGAGCAGGCGGAGCGGACCGCGGCCCCGTTTGTTGGGGAAGCCCAGGCGCGCTTTGAGGAGCGCGCGCCGCCGCTGACAGAGCAGCAACGGGCCACGCTGGCGGCGCTGGATGAGGACACGTTGAAGCTGCTGGCGCGCGGCGGCAGCTACCACGCCAGCAGGCTGCTCCAGGAGCGCGCCGCCGCCGCCCCGGTAGCCGCGCCAGCGCCCGCGCCAGCCCCCGCGCCGGCGGAAGCCTCGAAGGCGGCGCCCTCGAAGCCGGCAGCGCCCCGCCGCCCCGCTCGAGCGCCAGCGCCGGCCCCCGCGCCGGCCCCCGCTGCGGAAGAGCTTGAAGACCCCTTCCTGGCGCCCACGTCGTCAGCGCCGGCTGTTGGCTCTGCCGCCCAACCGCAGTTGGCTCCAGCGCCAACATCTGCAGCGCCATCCCAGGACCTGCAGTTGTACCTGCAGCTGGAGCGGGACCAGGACATCACCGGCATCAACAACCTGGTCAGCCGGTTGGGCGTCAGCGGGACCCGTCAGCTGATGGCGGAGCGGGACGCCTACCGGGGAGCGCGCTGACATGGCGGACCTGCTCCAGAACGCACTACGGGCGCAGCAGTACGCGGAAGCGCTGC